ACCAACGCGTCCATTCTTGCAGTGTAGTGGGACGACGACCTTTGTAGCCCTTAGGATTATTTGATGGCCACACTTCAACCCCAGGAGGAGCTTGGAGCGCCTCCGCCAGGTTGCTGGCCATTCCATAAATTCTGACGATGCTGGAGGGGTCCATAGACCCCTCCTGCTGAGCGTTGATAGTCATTAGACCGTAGAGAAGCGGTTCGTCGGGTCGAGAGCCGCCTGGTTAAAGCCAGTAACCTCATAGAGGTCAGTAGCAATATCCTGGAACTCAATCCAGTCGCCGATAAGACCACCACCACCGAGCGTTGTCGGTGAGTAGGTGTTATTACCAGACGCAGCCTGCAGGTAATCGGCCTCTGCGACAGCCGTGTCGCCCGAGTCGCCCTGCATATAGCCACCAACAAACGTGCTGTTGTAGGCACCCGCTGCCGTTCCGCCACTGATTACGTTGACGTTAGAAGCTGTCTTAACGATGAACTTGAATCGCGCACCCGTGCCAAGAGCACGCGGCAGCGTAACCGTTGTGCCACCTGAGACATTCAGGAGGATCGGGCGGTTGTCATGCACGTTGCGGTTAGCCGACAACGTAGTCGAGTTGATTGTGATGGGGGGATTACTTCGAATCATTTGAAACTCCAGAGTGTGGTGTTCACGGCCTGACTAGACAGCCGTGACCTTTTCACTCTAGAAAGAAGAAACCAGCTAGCCCTGGTTGGATGGTCTTTAGACCATCCTATTAGCCGACGATGACGAAGCCGTCGCTGGAGTTAGCAGCGGACGATTCGGTCGTTCCACCTTCCGTCGTGGTCGAGAAGATGTTGAGATCGTTGACCACAGGGAAGCCGTTCGGATGAACGAGCAGGAACTGCTGACCGGTAAGGTTGAGCAGCTGCATGGCGATAGCATCACCGGTTGCATCCGAGTCACCAGTGCTGTCGTTTTCGAGACCATCATAGAGAGTCTCGAACGCCTGCGTGGTGGCCGAAGTCCGGCGACCCTTTACGAACCACACGTAGAGCGTGCATGCACCACCAACCAGCGAAGTGCCGTTGGGGTCAGTTGCCTGCTCTGCCGAGTAGGGGACGAACTGCAGATCCGGGTTGCCCTTATTCGCTGCCATGTGCAGGAAAAACGCCTTGATGGCATAGAAGTGGTAGGGCGAAACCGAGTCCGAAGCAGTGCCGGTGCCAGTTCCATAGACGGCATTGTATGCCTTCTGTCGAACCAGACCAGCAGACTGAGTAGTAAGAGACATTGTGTTTAAACTCGCCTGATGCGCTCAGGAATGCGCCCTCACATCTAACAGTGGTGAAGGTCACCGCTCCCACTAAGCAGGGTGGACTCTACGGGATGAAGATAGAGCCGACTTGGATACCGGGCTCTTTCTTGCCCATGCTGAAGTTCGGCTTTTCTTCGGTCGACTTACCAGTCTTGGGGATATACATGTGAGACCGGAGGCCGAGCTTTTTCAGGTAGAGGCCCCAAGCGTCTTTGGAGACGCTGGTGAGCATTTCGTCCTGGGCTATCTTCTTCTTCAGTTCGTCTTCGGCTTCCTGGGCCTCAAGACGTCTGTTGAACTCTTCATGACCACCCATCCGGGACGGCATGCGCTGCCGCATGGCTTCCATGTGAATGGGGAACTGCGACCAGTTCGCTGTGGACAGAAGAGTTGTTACGGGGACAAGAAGATGTGCCGCCATCATGCGAGCATCAGCATCTTCTTTGCGCATTTCATCAACCACCTGCATCGTGTGGTTTGGCTTGCGTCGTTGTCCAATACGGTAGAAGAAGCCCATCTTCGATGGCATCACAACAAGGGAGGCATCGAAGTCCCACAGGGCCTGCAGCCAGTAATCTGGAGGCCCCGCAAGTTTGAACGGGTTCGAGTCGACAATGTAGTTAGGAAGACGAGGCATTTTAGTCTCGGCTAAAATTTACCTTGGTGTCAATGGACGGAGCTGGGGCATTGCCGTCGCGCTGGCGACTGTAAAGGCCCTCACCCTGAATGACCACGACGGGGATAGCATTGCGCATCCTGGAACGGTCCATCAGCTCAATCTTGTCAGACTGTTCGATGGGGGAGCAGTCGTCGCCATCCTCTTCAATACCACAGAGGTATTGGAGTTCGAGGGAATAAGGATCCTGCGAACCCATGATAGGGTTCTGGTCCTTGAACTTGCCAGCCATCGTCTCAGGAAAGCTGTTCTTCCCCGGGTGGATGTTGTAGGACCGACCATCCCACGTGCCATTGAGAATCTTTGAGGTTCGGTTCACGAGAGTAACGTAACGCATTTTTTGATCTCCAATACCTTTCAGCGGAATTGCTGAACGGACTCATATGGAGTGGGTGGGGAGAACGTCCCCACCCAACCCACACTAAGCAGCAGATTCTTACGAACCCGCCGCACGCTGCACGACGAGCGACTGACCCGTGATGCCGTCAAGACGTGCGCAGTATGCGGGATATTCCACAAAATACTGCTTACGCATACGATACCACGCTTCCCACGCATCCCGAGCGGCCGTGCCGGTCCCGACGATACGGAGAATCGAGCCATCCTCGTCAACCCACTTACCCGGCTCGCTGACGTATTCCTTGAAGCCCATGTTGGCCAGATCAAGGAACATCATCACATCGAGCGGGAAGTCGCGGAGCGCCCGGATCGGCACTTCGCCGAACGGGATATCGCCCTGCTTGAACGCCACCGTGCCCGGCTCCGGCCGAAGCAGGTTCGCGCTCACCTGACGCCGGTCGAAGTCCGTCAGCTGGATCGCCAGCCGTCGGGTGCTGTGATGCGCAAGAATCATTCCGATCTTGCCATTCAGCTTCTGATCGACAATGTCCGACACCCTCTGAATGAGGTCCGTCGAAATCGCACCAGTCGACGCCGTCACATAGGAGCTATACGCGGGCGTCGTGGTTCGGTCAAGACCGAAGTAGGACGCACGGTAGGTTCCGTCATCGATCAGCGCCATCACGCCCCACCAAGCATGCTCATACGAAGTGTCGAGCACGTCAGTGACAGACGAGTTAGCCGCCTGAACGATGTAGTCGTTGTCAGCCCAGCCCGTATAGGTCGAGCCGTCGGTCGTGACAGTGGTTCCCGCATTGGCGACCGCCGTCACCTTGCGGATGCTCGTGCGGATAGCACCCGTGTTCGGGTTCACTGCCGCCAGATACATCCCCTTGGAGATGAACCGGTTGCCGAAGTTGGCATTCGTGATGCCACCCGGGTTCTTTAGAGTCAGCGTGGTGGAGTTGTAGGTTCCGCTGTTACCAACGGCCAGAACACCACGACCATCCGAGTTCAGCGCATATTCGTCGCGACGCGCCATGTCATCGATCAGATACTGCATCTCTGACTTGCGGGCCGAAATGAACGCGCCCTCGCTCGAGGTCGAGTCCTGCATGACTTCCCAGGTCATCCGGAGACGTGACATCAGCTTTCGCTGATCCACGAACATCCGCGAATAACCCTGGTTCCCGGCATCCGCGAACGCCGAGTCCTCACCGACGAACATCGGCGAGACGTTACGGGAGGTGTGCGCTGCACGGACGATTTCGCGTCCCTTGAACGGCACCTTCTCCGTCTTGATCAAATCCCGAAGGGGATTCTTGTTGTTGACACCCTCTGCCACACCCTCTTCAAAGACTTCCTTGAAGATGGCGTCGAGGGACTGTTTATCTGCACCAGCCATGATTGACTAGTCCTTCTGTAAAAGGAATGGAGGTCTTAGAGGTGACCGCCTCTTCCAGCTTGGAGTTGTGCCCAGCCCAGAGCGGCCCGCTCATCGAGGTCCTTCGGCTTGGGAGCTCCGGGGACAACCGGTGCGCCTGACGGGGAATCCTGTGGGAGTCCCTGAGGTGCCCTGCTGACCACTGCTGCTCCGGCCTGACGCCGTGATGGGTCGATAATGCTGGACGAGAACATCCTCAGATAATCGTCAACGATCGTCGGGTCAGATGCGTATCGCTCCTGAAGCTCTGGAGAGCTCTGGACATACCCCACAAAGGAGGAGTGCAGGAACCGCTTTGCCTCGTCATTCAGTGGAGCGCCCACGGCGTCACTGGCCTTTGAGAACAGTCGGTCCACTGTCTGGCGTCCATAGCTTTGCCAGTAGTGTTCATTCTGCGATTCCCAGTTCCCAGCGTTCTCCCGCAGCGCCAGAATGTCCTTCGCGTTAGCGAGGAGTTCCTTTGCCTCAGGGAAAATCTTGAAGAACTGCGATTTGATAGCATCCGCCTCAGGATCGTTGTTCTGAGGAGTAGCACCCACGACTGAGAAGAGCTGCTGACGGTAGCGCTCGGACTCGGCTCTCAGCTGCGCTTCCCGCTGAGCAAACTGTTCATTTGCCTGACGGACTGCTGACTGACGAACCTCGTTCAAACGACCACGGAGCCAACTGGGCTCGACTTCGGGGGCAGCCGGGGACGCTGACTGCGGAGCGGCCTGTGGTGTCGCTACAGGGGAAGCGGGTGCAGCTGGTGTCGCTACTGCGGGCGGTGCAGATGGTGTCGCACTCTGCGGTGCGGATTCAGGTGTGCCGACGACGTTTTCTGACATGCTCTATACCCTTGTTATCGGGGTCTGGTTCCCCGTGAGAGTGCCAGACTCACGTGTCTGGCTTACTATCCGCTCAGAATGAGCGGAATCTTAACCGGGACCTACGTTTGGTCCCATCTGTGCGTTCCCCTGTGGTAATCCTTGGGGAGATGCTGAGTTTTGGTTCGAATTTGACATCGCTTGAGCTCCTGGAGCACCACCATGACCCGGTTCGGTGGGCATCGGCGGTGGCATGAGCATCATACGCAATTCTTGGATGTTCTGTGTGACAATTTGCTCGAAAATGGGCTGTGAGGCCATCAATTCCCGCATCCGGTCAGAGTTTAGCCACTTAATTCGCTCTGCAAGGTGAACTTGAAGGTCGAACCACGGTTTAATGACCAGTGGGGGCGGTCCCTGAGGAGAAGCTGCCCATCTTTCGAACTCATCTTGGATCTGGAGGGCTGCCTGGACGTGAATGTTGAGTGAGGGAACCAAATCAGAGAGCCCAAAGTTGGACAGGAGGGCATATTTCTGGTCTGGATCCATCGGATTGATCAATCCGAGCTTCTGAGCTTGTTCAATGGCCGCTCGTTTGCCCAAAGCGGTCTTGGGCATGTTCGTTCCGTCCTCAATGACGAAGGTCATCTGGGACTGAAGCTGGGCATTTTCAAAATGCTGGAAGGTGTAGCTCTTATTTGGACCAATCACAGCCCACGTGCGCTGCTGCGGACCAAATTTACGCTCAAGTTCGATAGCGAGAGCAAACCAGCGGCGATACATCTCACCTCTCGACTGGAAAGCCGTGGTGAAACGTGACTGTGAGCGCTCGACAAGAAGCTGAAGGGCTGAGAAGGCTTCGACACCAGTGGGCTTTTGGCCTTTAATGATGTCAAACGCGCCGGAAAGCTCCTCAATGTCCTTGATGATCTGCTCACGGAGTGCCATGAGCGAACCATCGACGGGGACTCCAGCAATTCGCTCGGGTTTTCCTTGACCACCTGCTGCGAGAGGGTTCCATTTGATCTGAAGGCCGGGCTCGCCAGTGAACTGGTCGATACCTGCACCCTCGGGGAGGACCCACACAGGGTTCGCCATACGCTGCACGCATAGCTGGACGAGGGAATCGAGCTGGTTGAGCTGATCCTGCTTCTGAATAAGCGGGGAAATGGCAGAACGGCCCCACAGACGTCCACCCATATGCTCATATTGAGCGTGGACGAACGGAAACAGGGCAGCGCCTTGGATATCCTTGTAGGGAATCGGGCCCGGAATAGACTCTTCGGGAAGCTGGAGGAGGATGGGCTGCTGTGCGCCGACAATGCGCATCACCAAACCCTCTGGATAGGCCTTAGTGGGCTTCATCCAGACTTCATATTCGGTGATACCCTCGACGGTATGGGCTCCAGCAGCGCCAAGATAGGCAAACTGCGAGCCTGTGCCGACGTCGTTCGTGAGAGCAAGCGACTTGAAGATCTGAAGAGAGCGGTCGGAGGGCGACTTTTCCCACGTAATCTTGGGGATTAGTTCGGGGTGGTTCGCTTCGAACCAATGCTTGTCACGCCACCGCAGGCGAATGATGTAGGGAAGGTCATCCCACCGCGTGACGTTCGCAGGAAAGGCATATTCGAAGGGAGAGAGTGCTGTGGTCTTCCCCTTACCGAAGGGAATCCACGTACCGGTCGCGTTTTTCTGAGGACCATCAGTGCCCGGAGCGGGCTGGAGCTGGGGGTTGCCACACTGCGGGCAGACGTTATTGGCTTGGACGACTTGCTGCGGGTCGAAGACACCCTGACACTGCGGGCACATCTCACTCGGAACAAAGGTCATGTTCGAGCGAGTGTCTGTATCCCATGAGGTCTGAAGGCAGGCGTTGCCTGTGGTGACAAACCAGAAGTCAGCCTCACGCATAACCTGAGACATCAGGTGCTCTTCGTGGAGCAGCGGAGACATCTGGTCTGCGATTTCGCTGGCTGCGATTGACTGGGTGTCGTGACCGACGGGGCGGGCTACAACAGCGAGGTTGATGGCCTGTAGGTTGGCGCGGATCGACTGCACCGTCTCAGCCATCTTGTTGGTGACTGGACGGGGAATCCACTTCTGTAGACGCTTATCCACCCACTCACGGCGGGTTGGGTGGTAGAAAATCCACTGCCGATTGGCCACGTAGAAGAGGTCACGAAGCCATTCACGTTCCCAAATCCACCGATACTCTATAGATTCCTTCTTTAGGATTTCAAAGAGTGCGAGGAGCTTGCCCTCATCAAATGGGTCCTCCGGCTGTGACAGGCCGGATAGTGGAACACCGGTAATGCCCTGCTGCAGCTGGGATGGATCAATTGGTTGATGTGGATCTTGTGGAAATGCCACCTAGAGTCCTTTACTGTTTGTCGCCGTAGAGAGGCATACCAAAGTCCTTCGCCTTATCGTCACCAACGTCTTCAAAGGAAAAGTTCTTTGGGTCGAACGAGGGATCAATTTTCGCTGCCCGGACAATCTCCGGAGAAGGAACCTTGATACCATAGGCGACTTCCATCAGAGCCTTATTCTCAAACTCAAGCGTGTTCAGGCGATGTCGTGCCCAATCGAAATTCGTTTGGGCCACCATAACCTGACTACGGAGAATTGCGTTTTCGGCTCGGAGGGTTGCGATGTCGTCTTTGACGAAGCCAAGAAGATCAACGATCTTGGAAGGAATCCACATATGTTTACTTTGCTGCGATGCCGTCGGGCCAGCAGGTTGCCTGCGACTCGTCTACGCCGTTGGGGGTCAGCTTAAAACTGACTTCAGACTTATCAGTGGCCTCCTGGAGGCACTTGACAACAGCTTCGTCAGTATTGGCTTCATAGTGACGGGAGAGCTCTGCAGCTGCAAAGCACGAGACAGCCGTTCCGAGTAAGAGGCCGATTACAAGATTTTTCACGATTTAGCTCCAGAAGAAGCGAACTCCAGTGATCTGGGCGCCCGCAGTTAAACAGAACGAGGTAGTAGCGGCAGCAAGAGCTATAGTTGTAGGATCAGTGAGATGCAGTCCAACACCCGTATCGCCGGTTACTCCCTTTAGGGTGAGGGTCTGAGTATTACCTGTCGGGGGGAGAATCGTGCAGGCCGTCACAGTAACACCAGAAGTA